CAGCGGCTAAAGCCTTAGATGAAAGTATTTTAACTCAAATAGCTGCAGCGTTTGCAGCTGCACAATTAGAGGCTAACAAGGAGCGCTACGGTAACGCAGGCGGTGGGCCAGCTATAACTATTATAGACAAGACCAGCGGCCTCATTGAAGTAGTACAAACTGCCGTACAAGAAAATAACAGGTTTGGCAATAACCTTAATTTTGCTGGGGCAATATGACCCTACCCGTAGTAAACGCTGTTATTAACTTTAGTACTGGGCCTAGCTTTGCTCAGGCTATGATTTTAGATCAAGGCATACTAGGCACAAACGTATTAGCAGATAGTGCAGCTGTAATTGTGGACGTGTCTAACGTAGTGGACAGCATCCAAACTATTAGAGGCCGTAACGCCCAGGCTGACCAATTCCAAACGGGCACCCTATCCTTGCGTATCGTTGACCAAACGGGCGCGTTCAACCCCCAAAACCCAGCCAGCCCCTACTTTCAGCTTTTAACACCTATGCGTAAAGTACAGATTACGGCTACATACGGGGCTGTCACTCACCCTATCTTTTCAGGCTTTATTACTAGCTTTACAACTACTACGCCTAAAAATGCTAATGACGTGGTTTATACCACGATACAGGCGGTAGATGCTTTTAGGCTGGCGGTAAATGCACAAATTGCTACCGTGGCTGGCACCTCAGCGGGTCAGCTTAGCGGTGCAAGAATTAACGCTTTGCTAGATGCTATTGACTGGCCCGCCTCTATGCGTGACGTAGATGCAGGCTTGACTACTATGCAGGCAGACCCAGGCACAGCCCGTACAAGCCTTGCAGCTATGCAAACCGTAGAGACTAGCGAGTATGGCGCCTTGTATGTAGATGCGGCTGGCTCTTTTGTCTTTCAAGACCGTAACGTAACGGCTGGCAGTACAGGAGCTACGCCCACAGTATTTAACGATAACGGCTCAGATATTAGCTACTTTAACGCGGTGTGGCGCCTTGACGATACCCTAGTTTACAACTCAGCCAGCGTTACCCGCACAGGTGGAACAGCTCAGGTAGCCATAAATCAACCCAGCATAGATAAGTATTTTGTGCATAGTTACAACCAGCAAAACCTGCTAATGCAAACCGATGCCGTGGCCCTGGATTACGCCCAGGCATACGTGGCATCTAGAGCTGAGACCTCTATCCGATGCGATGCTATTCAGCTAGACCTCTATACCGATAATTACAACTTAGGCATTATCGCAGCCCTTAGCCTTGACTACTTTGACCCTGTGACTATTACAACTAACCAGCCTGGCGGATCAACGCTAACTAAAACTTTGCAGGTGTTTGGCGTGGCTATGAGTATTAGCCCAAACAGCTGGAAAACAACACTTACCACTTTAGAGCCGATTATTGACGGCTTTATACTAAACTCATCTATATACGGTTTGCTTGACAGCGGCGTATTAAGTTATTAAGGAGCTAGGATTATGGCAGCTGGATTAGGTTTTAAGACCTTTACTACTGGCGAGGTACTTACGGCAGCTGACACTAACGGCTACCTAATGCAAGGTATTTTAGTTTTTGCATCATCTGCAGCTAGAGCTAGCGCAGTTACCTCACCGCAAGAGGGGCAATACTCTTACCTTAAAGACACTAATGCGCTTGAATACTATGACGGTGCAGCGTGGGTAGGCGCACCTGTTGGTGATATTACTGGCATTACTACGGCTGCAGGATCAGGTTTAGCAGGTGGGGCAACCTCAGGTAATGTAACTTTAACTTTATCATCTACATATACAGCTAAAACAGCCTCTTATACTTTTGCTGCAGGTGACGAATATAATATATTCAGTATGAATAATGCTGCTACTCAGCAATTTAATATACCTACAGATGCTACTTATAATTTTCCAGTAGGCACAGAAATCACAGTCTTCTGGATTACTGGTGCAGGTCAGCCAACAATCGGAGCAGTTACTCCTGGCACGACAACAGTAATTTCAACAGGTGCAACAAGTGCCACACCTAAATTGCGTGTTGCTAACTCTGGTGCAACTTGCAAGAAACTTGCTGCAAATTCTTGGATAGTTTTCGGAGATATTGCATAATGACACCAATGTTGGGAATTATGGCTTCGTCAATGAACGGCGCTGCTCCACTTGTTGTAAATTATTTAGTAGTTGCTGGTGCAGGTGCGGGCGGTGGAAATAATGGGGCCGGCCTAAATGGTGGAGGTGGAGGAGGTGCGGGCGGTTTGCGTTCCACAGTTACAAACACAGGCGGTGGAGGAAGTTTAGAAACTGCCTTGACTTTATCTTTATCAACTAATTACACAGTCACAGTTGGCGCAGGTGGTGCAGGTGCGCAAACTTTTGGTGGCAATGGATCAAATTCTGTTTTTTCTACAATTACATCATCGGCTGGAGGCGGCGGCGGGGCAGAAGGTCAAGATGGAGGCCGAGGAAACAATAATGGTCGCACAGGAGGATCGGGCGGCGGGGCAGCTGGAGGTAATTTAAAAACTGGTGGATTAGGAACTGCTAACCAAGGTTTTGCAGGTGGTGATACAAACGGCAACAATGACGGCGCAGGTGGAGGTGGGGCATCCGTAGTTGGAGGAAATGGATCAACAACAACTGTTGCTGGTTCAGGTGGCGCGGGTGTGGCAGTCGCAATTACTGGATCATCTATTTATTACGCAGGTGGCGGCGGTGGAGCAACTTATTTTGCTGGAACTGGAGGAACCGGAGGTAATGGTGGCGGCGGGCCAGGATCAGGCACACCAGGTGGAGCGGGAACTGCTGGAACGGCAAATAAAGGCGGCGGGGGTGGAGGATCAAATACTTTTTCCAACGCTCAATCAGGCGCAAATGGTGGGTCCGGTGTTGTAATTTTAAAATATCCAACAGCAGCGGGCACAATAACAATTGGCGCGGGTTTAACTGGATCAACTGCCACCAGTGGTAGCGATAAAATTACAACTATTACAGCTGGTACTGGAAACGTGAGCTGGACATAATGGCACACTACGCATTTTTAGATAATCAAAATATAGTTACAGAGGTTATTGTAGGTATAGACGAAACAGAAACCATTGAAGGTTTAGATACAGAAACTTGGTATGGAAACTTTCGAGGTCAGACTTGTAAGCGCACAAGCTATAACAATAAAATTAGATTTAATTACGCAGGTATAGGTTTTACATACGATGCAGTACGCGATGCTTTTATTGCACCTGAGCCTGAGGGTAATTTAGGTTTAGATGAGGCAACTTGTCAATGGATAATGCCTGAGCTTATTGAAAATGCAGACTAGTTACAACGGCTGGCCTGCATCTAAGGATCAGGCCGAGATAGGCATAAAGTCTTACAAGGTAGAAGGCACAAGCCTTAAACTGCGTTGCGCCGAAAAGGTAGCTCCGTTGCTTATAAACTTTGCTAAAGAGTTTAACGAGCTAATAGAGCCGCTAGAGGGCGGCGCGCTAGATGACTGGGGCTACTGTTACCGTATGGTGCGAGGCACTACCGACAAGCTCAGTAACCACAGTAGCGGCACAGCGCTAGACCTTAACGCAACTAAACACCCGCTAGCTAAGGTAGGCACGTTTGAGGCCAGCAAAGTACCTATGATCCGTGCCCTGGCTAAAAAGTATGGCCTGACCTGGGGCGGGGATTACAAAAACCGTAAAGATGAGATGCACTTTGAGATAGCACTAAGCCCTGAAAAGGTCACGGCTTTAATTACAAAGTTAGGATTAGAAAATGCCAACTAGCGCACAGGTAAGCGTAGGCGTTACAGCTACAGTTTTAGTAGCAGCCAATATTATGGATCAAACAGTATGGCTACATAACTCAGGCGGTGGAATTGTTTATATCGGCGGGCCAAACGTCTCTACTACAAACGGCTATAAGCTCGATAATAACGATAAAATGCAACTTCCAGTAGGCGATAATGAGGGCCTTTATGGAGTTACGGCCTCAGGTACTAATACCGTGGGCGTACTTACACAGGTAAACTAAGGGCACTAAGGAGCAATAAAATGCAAGAGCAACTAAAGGCTGCGGCCTTGTCCTATCTACGTGCAGCTCTATCGTGCGTGGGTGCGCTGTATCTATCAGGCATTACAGACCCTAAAATACTAGCTAATGCTTTCCTTGCTGGGCTAATTGGGCCAGTACTAAAGGCACTAGCACCTAATGAAAAGCAACTCGGGATAGGCGCTAAGTAGATGTCACAAGCCCAGGCATATGTAGCTATGGCGTTGGGGATCGCCACGCTTGGGGGCCTTATGGCTGGGCTTGTACGCCACCTTGTTAAGTACTACCTATCTGAGCTAAAGCCTGACGGCAACGGCGGGCATAACCTTGTAGGGCGCGTTGAGCGCATAGAGTTACGCGTAGATAAGATTTACGAGATGTTGCTAGAGGACAGGCTAGCTAAGTAGGGCGTGTCGCGTTGCCTTTTGTCGGTGGGTGGGTTCATACTTTAACTACACGCTGAGAGGGCTACTCGGTTAGTAGCTTTATCGGCCTTAACAAAGGGCGAAAGATGAACAGTTTAGATCTAATGGTAGTAGGTATGCTGTGTTTATTCGTAGGTTTATTTATCTACGCAGCTTA